TGTGAAAAAACGCCGATCAAATCGTCTGCCTCAACTTCGCTCAAACAGGCTTGGGGCCATCCTAATCGATCGCCGACTTCCCTAGCGGTTTCCATCGATCGTAACAGTCGGCGATGGTTCTCGGCTTCCTCTAGGGTTCTGTCGCGATCCTGCCTCATCTTGTAACCAGCGAAAATCCTGCGCCGGTAACTTGGCAAGCCATCCCAAACCAAACACCATCGCCGAGTATTAGCAGCGTCGCACAAACCTTGCACTTGCTCTATGATGCCATGTAATACCGAAGTGCAAATGCCGCCACTTGTGCTTAGTTTACGCGTATGAAATACCGCGTAACTCATGAGTCGGGCATCGATCAAAAGAACCGATGAATCTTTTTTGTATTGCTTGGCCGAAATCACGCCGTAAGGATTTTCTTTGCGGCTGATGCTTTCGTCCCATCCGACAACTTCATTGCGTGCCATACTATTCGCCTCTCCAATGCTTATATGCTTTAATTCGATCCGGGCCGAATAGCTTATAATCTTTCTTCATGTTTGGTGTATTCCATCGCGTCGCCCGCGATGTTTCGGAGCCCGATGCTCTGAATTTGGGAATGCCGCAAATGCCACGAAACATCGGATGAATAGCAATTTCGGGCAATTCAAGATGACTCATTCTTTTGTTTTCTGTTTTTACTCTACTGATATCTTTTAGAACGGTATCGAATCGCAATGGTTCTTCTAGGTTTTCTGTAGGATCTGTAGCGCCGAATCCCCACCCAATAGAAATAGGAACTTTAGAATTTATATCGTAGAACGGTTCGCGATTAATGCTACACGATTTAACATTGTTTGAGGCTTCTTCGGTCCATTGCCATCTTGCTCCGGCTGACTCCGACCATACAACCGGGCGCGCTTCCTCATCGGTGTAGCTTGAACCGGCTTTAAAAAAGACGGCTTCATCGCCGCGACCGTGCCAATGGTATACGATCGAACCGAGAACCGGAAACATTGCTAGATCGGGTCGAACCCGATTCAAAGTTGAACATATGAAAAAGTGTTTGTGGTATGCAATGAAAGTTTCAAGCTGGTTTATCTCATGCGTGTTTTGGTTTTGTTCAAGCCTCGTAATCTTAGCAAATAGCCCGCGCTCCGATATAATAAACTGGCTAACATCCATCGAATCTATAACCAATTCGATCATTTCCTGATCGATGCAATGCTGATCGGGTTGCACGGTGAGAATATGGCTTTTAATTATGTCGCGATAGATGTTTTTAGCTGCTTCGCGGTTCGGTCGAAAATCCGGGTCCGCGAAAGATTCTTTGATGTACGAATAATCTGGTGCCATGTTAAAACAATACTCCGCCGAATGAATTGTGATTAAAGAACGCCGGAAATATATTCCATAACTGCATCCGGGTTTGTTGTATCGGTGCCGATTTCGTCTGTATCGTCGTCACTCAATACCGCTCGGAATAAGTCGCGCTTAGGAAGAATTTTACTAATCATATAATCGTCAATTGTCGGTCCTTTGGGATGCGTCGCTATGTAGTTGATTACCAATACGCTTTCGCGCTCTTGCCCTACCCTGTTAATTCTTCCTATTCGCTGCCGGAGTTTGGCAGGGTTCCACGGTAAATCTAAGTTGACGATAACGCCAGCGGCCTGTAGGTTTAGCCCTCTATCCATCGCTTCCGTGCCGATTAGAATTGATCCTGCGCCGTGCCGGGAAGCGAACCGACGGCGAGTATCGTTTCGCGCCGCGTGTCCGGTGTCGCCGGTGATCAACGCCGGCGCGTACTCTTTCAACCGATCAAATGCGTCTTTCGCTATTTCTTTGAATCGGGTAAAAACTACAATTCGTTCGCCCTTAAGTTCGCTGTTTAGAAGCCCAATCAAATCATCGATCTTAGCCGATTGGCCCGATGCCGATGCGTACGCGGCCCGCTGTACTTTCGCCAGCTTCGCCATCTTGATCGCGCCCGATCCTCTTTCGCTCACTGCGGCCTCTACGATGGTCCTGTATTCGCTTGCTTGCTCCGTGCCCATCGAAACCTGCCGGGCTTGCACGATCACTTGTGGAAGCTGTAGCCTAACCTGTGAGCGCGTCCGACGATACATAGTGATCGCGGTCCGCTTCCGGAATTCCTTCAAGTTTTTGTATTTTACGATTTGTCCGGCGTACCCTCTAACGATGTATCGAGCATCGAAACCGGCATGATTTCCGAGCAAGTGCCGATCGCACAATCTAACCTGCGCGAAGAAATCTTCTAGGCTGTTTTCGATTACCGTTGCATTGAGCGGTAGCGCCCACTTGATTCGTTGGACTCTATCGAAGATTGCTTTGTGTGTGACTGTCTCATAGTTTTTTACATAACTAGATTCATCGATCACAATAAGATCAACTCCGTTATCTATGATTCGGTCGATTGCTTTAGCGTAATGATCGAACCGAAACATTTCATGATTGACGATATAAACATCGGCATCCGATGCGAGTCGTTCGATTCTTTTTTCTCTGCTACCGTCTGCTGTCGCTGTTCGCAATTTCGGGCGAGAAAACTTAGCTATTTCGTCTGACCACTGACTTTTCATGCCGCTAGTTGTTGTGACAATTACGCGGCGCAATTTACCCTCTGCTCGCAGTCGCCCGATGATACCGATTGCTTGTATGGTCTTTCCGAGTCCGACATCATCGCCGAGTATAATACCGTTGCCGAAGTTGACGAATCGCGAATATAGCCTCTGCATTCCGACAATCTGAAATGGGAGCGGGTTGTAGTGTTTCGGGTTTAAGTGTTTCAGCCATTCGCTTTTTTGGTCGCTATCCTGCATTTCGATATTTGCACGAAATGTTAAAGCGGCTTCCTCTGCGTATAGCCTGATTGCTTGCTTTGCTTCTTTCGTCGCGCCTTTGATCCATCCTATTTTCATCATTCGTTCAATCGTACTAATATGCACGAAAAAATGGCCGGTGCTAACATCTTGCCGAAATGGAAATGGCATGTTAGTTAAACGCAAAAGATCGCCCGCCTCATCGGGTACGATCCGAATGAGACGGGACGATAGGTGTTTGTCGGATTTGGGTAGCGCGATTTTCAATTATATCTTTAGGAAGGATTCCAGTTTGTTAGAAGTTGTTCGATTTCCTCAACCGTGTAAGGCATGATTATATTCAGACCGTCTGATACGATCGCCGTTCCTCTGTAAATGTAATGCGCTTCGTTGCCGATGACTTCAATTTCGATCATCGGATGCCCGAACGCGAGATTATCCATATGCACGAATCCGATTGGTCCGAGTAGTTTTCGCGTAGGATCATAAGTTGAGCCGATGATCAGCGGTCCGACGACTCTTAGTTCTTCACGCGATGCAATGATGGTATCGATCAAATACGCGTCGGCGTAATCGTTTGTCGGGGTTCCGTCGCGGAGTTGAGTTGGTGCCATTTCTCTGCCTTTGTTTGTTTGTTTCGAATCGGAAAGACTGAATCCCATTCTACGCTTCTAAAAAATTGTTGGCAAGATGATCAGGCAACTTTATTACTTCGGATTGCTCTAATGTTAATTGGTGAGCCGGAAACGATTTCATTCCTTGCATCGCGGCACGGGCGAGCCGGTGGTTTCCGTCTGCTAAAATTGTAGTGATTTCGCCGGTGCCCGGAACTTTGAATTTCAAAACTAGAACCGGCCTTGCTCGCAACAAACAAATTTCTCTAGCATATCCGAAATCAACATTCGTCGCTTGTGGCAATTGTTGCCATTCTCGGATCGATACGGTTTGATTTATATCTTCTGCTTCTCGGCTATACTTACCGTGCGCTTGGTAGTTTGTGACATCCCATGCGTGTGCCTGCCCGTCGATAACGGGTCCGACGAAAACCTGCCGGAACATATCAGATCGCTTAGCATATCCGCCTTCCAAAATTCGGTTCGCCAAGTGTGTAATATCGTCCGGGAGTTCCATATCAAATTACTCCAAGATGCTGGAATAGCATAATAATTAGAATTATTGCGGACGCGGCGAAACTGGTACACGCGATCGGATACACAATTGCGGCGACCGTTGTTGCGCGTTTGGCTTTGTTCGCGCTTGCGACTTCCATTTCAATTCTGGTGGCGATTGCTTGCATCGCTTCCCTCATATCCTCGCGAGCTTGCTTCAATGCTGCGGCCATTTCGGGATCGATAGCAGGATCGTTCTCCGGGCCGCACTCGCGCTTGTCTAGTGCGTTTATAATCATATGATCCTGTAACGCCGATGCGTGTTGGGGATGATCATCCTGCGAGAATTTGACGAATGTTTCCGCATCCGCGCTCGGCCATAGTTTGAAGTCGTGCCGGTGTTGATGCCCGCCTGAGCCGTCTTTGGAGCAAGTGAAAGAAACTTCCATTCTAGATCCGTCGTCGAACCTGAAATATGTCTTGTGATCTTCGATTCGTTTTTCATTGATAACCCGCATCGCTTAGACTCCCTTTGTTTGGTCTGTCTACTCTACTCCGCCGAATTACGCGGCGCAATTAGATAACGGAATTTGCTTCGCGTTCTTTGCAAATTTTGACGGCCTCTCGCGCTTCCTCAACCATTAGGCGCTCTTTGTCTATAAACATTTGCGGCATCTTGTTACCGCCGATGATTGCCTCTAACATCCGATTCATTCGATTCTGTCTAAGTTCTAGAATCGCTTCGGACACTTCCGTACCCATCTTCGCGATGCTCATCACCCGATCTTGCCTGATCCCCATGCGCGATTCCGCCTCATACTTTGCGATTACTTCCTTCGACATTTGTTCGGTTCTTTCTTTCGGCTTACTTCCGAATATCACTGGTGAGAAGATACTTACACTGATTTCATGCTTCTTTCATTCTCCCTCTTACATATGCGTTTCTTCGGAAAAGATATCAAACAGTATTCCGCCGATCGAGAATATGCGCATTGCCTAATTAAAATTGGGTAAATGAACCTAATTTAATCGACCGTAAGATCAATCGGTGCGTCCAAATCGTCTATGGAAACATTATAATATTTTTTGCTATCTCCGAGATAATCGCAAGTGCTGACCGCGGATTCTCGGTATCGAGCTAACATATAAACATGGTAACGCGCAAACAGAGTTGCGGCGACGCTGTGCCATTCGATCGTATGCGGCGTAATTCGGCCAGCGCCGGTAATCGGCGGCCCCTTTTCCGGCGACAATACATGAGCGATCTGGTGCAACAAAAGCATCTTGCCGGTGCGCGTTTCCTCATTCGGGCATCGAATTTCGATGTTATGAAATTCGATACTGTAAGATGCGCCAGACTTAGTTATTTCGGCGGGAAACCAGTTGACCGAAAGCGTAGCGAACAATGGCCGGGGAAGTTCCTTCGCGCAAATTCTGGTAATCCATGCGGGCCGGTCCCAATGAGATTTGAGCGGCGTTTTTCGACCGTACATTTGCGCTCTCCTGCTATTCGGTATCCTGTTTGGCAAGCCATTTAGTTATTTCGGCGCGCTGTCCCCAATCATTGGGAAACCACAATCCCATGAAATATCCTCTGCCCGGAATGGAATCTAGATCGTATCCTAACATGAGCGCGGCGGCTTGCAGTTCGTTCCAGCTCATTTCTACTGGCATTGGCAACCCTTCCGGATATCGAGCTAGAGCATCTTGTATCGTTTCGGATTGATCGATTGGTTTGTGAGCAAACGCGCGCGCTATTCGATCTTGCATTTGAATTAGATATTTAGATTTGTCGCGCTCGTAATCTGCTAGCCGATTGCGCTCCGGCATGGATTGCGCGAACATATTGAGAAGATCGGCTAATAAGCTATCATGGCGCTGTTTGAAGTCGGCTGTTTGCTGCTCCAAAACGGCGCGGATTTCGCTGATAACTTTTTCGTCGGGATGTAACTTTTTCAAACTATCGCCCCTCTTTCTGAATAGACGCGCCGCGCAGCATAATTAAACACTGCGCGGCGCGTCTGTCTCCGTGTTAGTTTCGGGTGATTGACTCCAACGCACTGGTAACGGCGCGATCGAAAGTTCCGAACCCCAAAACCGAATCAATAGCGGTTTGGACTTCGTACCCTTCCGCGATCCGAGCTTCGATCGCGAGGCTGATTTCGCGGTTGCGGAAACTGTTAACAATCGGGGCGGTTTGCGTTTCGGTTTGCATTGGCAGTTCCTTCCGGGTTTGGGGTTTGGAAACGATCCTGTGCCCGTTTAGGCGCGGGATCGGGCAAGGTTAAGTAATGGATTTGCGAACGGCGGAATAGGCCAGCTCGTAAGCCATATGATACGCGGCGGCTCCCCCGGCTTTCTCGGCCTTGGAAATTTGATTGTCGGCGCTGGTGCGATGTAACATATTCCGGAGGACGGGATAGTATGCCGCTTTGTATGTCGGGTGGAAGTCCGCGGGCCGGACGGCGTTTTCCGCCGCGACCCTTGCGCGCTCCCGGTCTGCGCTTGTAATGTCTGGCATGAAAATAAGCGCGGTGATCACCGCGTGATTAATCGCGAGCGTCGCGGAATTGTGGGCGGCCCGGCTTGTGTTCTCGTCGCACGGGGTTTTCGGTCGGCGGGTGATCGTAGCGGTTTGCATGTCCGTTTCCTCTGTGAGCGGGTTTGGTGATCCGGTTTGCTCGGCTCCGGTGACAGAGTATCGGCGCGATTCGATCGGGAATCAAGCCCGTACGCAAAAAAAATTGCGCGGCGCAATTCGATCGGGTGCCAAATTGTGCGGGGATAGCCCCAATCGATGCCTCTGGGAGCCTCTAGGATCGGTTCTACGGGCCTCTAGGATTCCGCGGGATTCGGCCCGGCTTCGATCGAAAAAATCGATTGGGGCTCATTTGGCGGGGCTTGGGCGGACGCTTGCGCCGGGTCCGGATGCTGGATTCCGACCCGCGCCATCCAATCCGATTCCGGCATCGACCGGGATTTCAAGAATTGGCGGTAGCGGTTTAACTCGGACCGATTTCGTTCTAATTCGTCGTTGATAATCGGCCTAGTTTGCGGAATACTATTTTCGTTAATTTGCTGGCGGTAATGAGATCGCCAACGATCCCACCCGAAAGATGCAATTGATACCGCGTGTCTGTTATAAATCGGCTCCCATCCTTGCGGATGCCGATCGGGCGTAGCGGGTTCGCGCGATATTGTTCTTTCGTATTGGTGTTGTATCGGGCATCCTGATATCAACCGGGTTTCGATTCCAAGCATAGCGGCGCGCATCGCGACCCATTCTTCTTCATAACCCCATCCTTGCAAGAGCGGCGAGTATTCGCCAATAGTTTTGTATTGGTACGCGGGGAAGATATAGCAACCGCCGTGCATCGCCGTAATTCGTGGATATGCGCAAGACTCTAGGTTGATACTCGGCTGCCACGAAACCGTATGCGCCCCATACTTATACGGATTTTTAGAATCGAACCATGCGCCGCGACCGTAAAACGCATTATTTGATCCGTGCTGTTTGAACCCGATACTTTCCGTGCAAAGAATCGCGTTTGGATGGTAGCGGTGAGCTTGCGCTATTTGATTTAACCATTCCCAATGCGGGCGCATATGACTATCGAGAATTACAATTAAATCGCCGGTCGCTTGTGACATAGCAATTTGCTTTGTTTGCCCGCTGCCCAATCTACGATCATTGCGCAAATATTTGAAGTTGCTTTTCCCGATCCACGATGAAAGCCGCTCGCGAGGATCTTCCTTGCTGTTATCATCGCAAACAATGACTTCATGCGGCGCGTACCGACTAGCATAAACCATCGCGATCGTAACTTCTAAGTCCGGTCCCTCATTGAGCGTCGCAATCGCAACACTAATTTTCGGTGCTGGCGTATTTATAATCATGGCTGTATTTCAAGCGGCGCGCCCGTGAATAGCTCGGCTGGCGCTGGCGTTGTGCTGTTATTTTCGCTGGACGATATGCAACTATTTTGAAGCGTGAAACTTGATCCCGTAAATATTGAAATCGAATTGTCGGGCTCTTGTGTACTTGCGCTGCTGCTGCTGCTGCTCGTAGTTGTTGTGGTTGGCGTTGTTGTTGGCGTAGTTGAACTGGTCGTAGTGTTACTAGTTCCACTTGTATTAGTTGTGCCGGACGAACTATTGCCCGGTGTTGTAAACGGTGGCGGATTGGTGCCCGAACTTGTATTGTCTCCGCCGCCGCCTCCGCCGCCTCCGCCTGGTCCTTGCGTAGTTGCTCCGCCGCCGCCGCACCCGCACCCGTTGCCGACCGTTCCGCTTCCGTTTGTTCCGCCAATTCCGTTGTTAAAAGCGCCTTCGAAAAACGACTTAAATTTCTTTGTGTTTTCAAGCGGTATAAATGTTTGCGGGTTATCGAATCCTACACGAACTGTTTTTTCGGAATCGTACTTAGACAAATCAAGTTCCTGGATAAGAACCTTTGGGAAAAAAGTAGTGTATTGGTTTTGAGGCTTCCAGTTTTCGATTTGAATTGGTGAGCCTATGAAAATATCGCGCTGGTTTGCACGATTGCTAAAGACTCTGGTTTCAGAGCCCAACACCGAAACATCGATTTCAGCCGCGCCGTAATATCGAGGCTTGATCAAAAAATCGAAAAGCGTTTCCGAATATTCGTTCATGATCGCCGTATCGTCGCGCAATACTTCGCCGTTGATATTTGTATATCTAAAAAATCTTGGTTCGTAAAGAACAAGATGCTTTTCGTAACCAAAAGATTCATTGAATCGGCGTGATTCGAATTCGTCCCATTGTGTGTAGTTTGCCCACAAATCAAAGCCAACGGGCCAGTATAGAACAACCAGAGTATTAACTAAATTATTCCATCCGGTTCCGCTTTGATTCTCGGTGAAAAGATACTTTGTTTCCCTAACTAACGGTTGACTTAAAAAGAAAATGTTTTCTTCAACAACCGCGGTAATTGGCAATTCGAATTTAGGCTGCATTTCTGCATTTCCGCCGCCGCCCGGCAATGGCGGACCAATCGGATAATCTGGATAATAAGTAACGCTCGGCCTTACATCGCCCCAATCGTTTTGCACTCCGCCGGTGAACGGGCCGATCTTTACGCCCTGCGCCGATGCTTGGACTTCGCCCATGTACCAAATATGCGAAATGGTTTCCATTCGAATTGCGTTTTCAACACTTACAAGCCGAGATTGTTCGTCGGTGCCTAACTGCATTTCGGCTTTAAAATTGATAATTCGCCGTTGCTCGCCATTGGGTTTATTTGGCGTTTGATATCGCCGAAATGCTCTACGCGCGTCGATTGTATTTCGGTCCGGTGTCCAAACATTGCCCGCGTTCGGCATCCATGCGCCGCCGTTGATTTGCGAGTCGTCGTATCGTTGCCAATTGCCGGTATCTGGATTCCTTCGGAGCGGATAAACTGTTTTGTCGGAAGCCGAATCGGGGAATCCGTCTGGATTCGAAAACAGACCCGATCTGGAAATTCCTGATAGCCATGCGGGGCGCAGTTTATCGTACCGCTCATAGAAATCGCCCCATCCAACGATTGTAAGTTTATCGTAAGATTGCGAAATATCTTCATCGAAATTGAAGCTCATAATGTTTTGAAAGTTGTTTGACCCTTCGCTATCACGCTTTGGCAACACAAGCCGGACGCGCTCGTTGTTGCTAATACTATCATCGCCGTTTGAAGCTGGCGATAGGTTATAAAATCGAAGCGTAACGCCGCGAGTATCGCTTGATCGGTCTGCTCCGCGCGGATCGAACCAATATGCCAGCATCGGAATTTCGTCGCGCAATTGGTCGAGAAGTTGTAACCAGCTTTTCCCTTCGGTTTGGAAATCATAAACCGTCAATCCGCGCAAGTCTTCGGCCTTACTCCAATCAATCGATTCGATAATATGTTCGGCGTTTGAAGGCACTCCAATAATGCGCGCAAATTCTGTTTGAACAATTTGTTCAATTGTGAATTCAGTCGGGTAAGAAAACGCGGTTGAATCGTTGCGATTTTGATTATAAAAACGGTTGACTTGATCGGCGGGATTGTTGCCGAGAAATTCTACAATATCTGCCGCGACATATTCGATTCCTTCGCTAGTAGCTGAAATCGATCGCCGGGCCGGTAGGACTTTGCCAACAAACAAAATTGTACCATCGTCGGCGGTGTATCGCACTTCCTGTCGCGTTGCCAACTTTTCCGAATCGCCGAACCCAAATCCCGCGGCGCTGGAATCAGGATCAATCGGTGTGCCCGCGTTGCTTCCTGATACTCTAACAGAATTAAGAACAAACCGGCATCGCGAAGCTCGCGACATCCGGTGAGAAAGTTCTAGTATTTCGATTGATTCGGTATTAAGTTCGAAGACGCTCATTAAGTTGTAACCCTGTTGCTGTCGGCGACTCGCCCGAAAGTGAATTCCATTCCTACCCCGCCTTCATTGAGAGATTCAAAAACTTTAGGTGGTTCCATCATTGTGCAATTGGTAAGCACCATCGTACCGCTTGTTTCGGAGCCTGACAAGTAAGAATTGCTGTAATAAAGTGTGCCGAAATTGTTTTGAATTTTCGGCATGATAGCCTTTCCTCGCGGCATATCTTTTAGAAGCGGCGGGGAAAATCGGCAAGCATTTCGAATGGCTTCGCCCTTAGATTGAACATCGAGAAGCTCCGTAGCGCCATGATCATTCGGCATCCAAGATCGAACGGTTGCTAGCGTAAGTTTTCCAGACCCGTATACCGATAGTTCTCCAAGCCATGCCGATTCGGGATCGTTAACGCCGAGCGGAACGGTAACGGTTGGGGAATTCGATATTCTAAACCGAAAGTATCTAAGCGGCGGACGGAATTCGGCTTTAACACTAATGAAAGTGTACTGAATTTGCACGCCGCCGCCTTCGTCGTAACTAACAATCGCAATATCTTGCAAAACCGCATTTTGCAAAAGCGTAATAACCGCCGATCCTTGAAATCCGCTATCGATTGTAATATCGCCGAAGTTGTTTCGCGTGTTGAGAATTACCGGCCTTCCGAGCGAATCGTTTTTGATTATTACCGGCGACCATAGCATATCGGCTTTTTTCAGATCCGGATATCCGATGATCGATGCGAGCGAACGGGCTCCGGCTTCGGACGAATACCATGCGCTGATTACTAACCGTTGAATCGGACCAGCCGAATCTATTTCAAATGTAGTAAGTCTGGAAGATTGTGTGCCATTGTCCGTGATTGCAATTTGTGCTAATTGAGAACCCGTTCCGCCCGCTCTAATTCTAAAACTCGCCCATCGTTGATCGGGTAGCTGCAAGTCGGATTCTTTAACAAAGACAAGCCGAATGACCATGCCGCCCGACATCATCATTTCATCTTCGATGATTCTAGCATCGCTGATAGCGACATTAGTTTCGATGACTTCGCTTTCGAAAAGCGTTTTAACGATCAAGTCTCCGCGTTGCTGATTTCGAAACGAAACATAGTTTTTTCCGTTCGGCATCGTTCGCAACTCAATCGGTGCAAACTGCATAAGTTTTAAAAGATCGCTCAAATAAGCGTTGATGCCTTCGCGCATGAGCGACAAATCGTAATCGTTATCTGTCGGCTCATATGGGATCACGGGAACATCGACTTCCCATCGAATAATCCCGCCTTGCTGCGTTTTTCTATATTCTGGCTGAACATACGAACCTACGCCGGTGCCGGGAAGTTTTCCGATTTGAATCGGCAACCCGATATTCGAATTAATTCCGTCCGTTCGCCGTTGAAAGAATATTGATTCCATTTAGCTTCGCCCTTCGATTTGCAGCGCCTGCGCTTCGATTTGAATAGCTCGGATCGCTCTACTATTTTCGTTTGTTTGTTTCGCGATTTCTGCCATTTTTCCGGTGATTGTGGACATGGTAGAAACAACGGTATTGCCGAGCGAAGTTAGCGCGTTCCGAACTCCCTCTGTGCTTTCCGCTAGGACATTTGAAGCGTTTCGAATTTCCGCGATAACGGTTTCGGATTGTTCTTTTAGCGCGTTTGCTTGCTGTGCCGCTGCTCTCCCTGCGGGCTCTGTACCGGCCTGCGCGGGCTTGCCCGGTTCGGGCCGGGATTCGGTCGCCGGACCCTCTGTGCCCGGTCCTACGGGCTGTGCCGGGTCTGCTGGCGCTGGCTGTTGCTGCGTTAACGCGTCTTGCGCGTCTTGCGCTTCTTTGATCTTCCTACGGGCTTCGGTTTCGTCTTTGATTTCTTGAATGCGTCGATCAACTTCGGTTTGGAAGATTCGGCGCAATTCGTCAATTTGGACGATTCGTTCTTCGATTCGTTTTTGTTCTTCCTCATCGCCTCTTTGCTGCGCTTCTGCTAATTGTTGCAGTCGCGCCCGGCGCTCTAGATCGAGCGTTTCTTCGAATGCGTCTTGTCTTTCTTTAACGCCCTTATCTGTCTGATCCTCGTCCAAAGTTCGGCGTATGTTTTCCCTTGCTCCCTCAACCGATGACGCGCCGCCGATATCTCTTTGCGCATCCTGTGCCGCATCACCGGCTTCTCTCGCGCCGCCGCCGATTCTATTTGAAGATTCGATTTCTTCTCGTAGAAGCTCAAGTCGTTCTTCGATTGCAGCGATTGATTCAAGTTCTTTTTCGGCTTGCAAACCTTTGGTGCCGAGAATTTCAAGTTCAATTTCTGCGATACGCTGACGCGCTTTCAATTCTTCATCGAGATTTCCGCTTAGAATCGCTTGCAAGGCAATTCGCGAAAGATCGGATTTTTCTAATTCAAGCGCGATGATAGCGCGGCGTTGCTGCTCGTCTGCTAGCCTGCGCTCTTGCTCTGCGCCGTTGCGCTTTATTGCTTCTAACTCTCGGCCATACGATTCTGTTACTCCGTCGATTTGGTTTTCGTAGAGTTCGGTTAATTCAATTGATCTTTCAATAGTTAATTGGAGCATTTCTCGCTCTTGCTCTACCCGATCAAAAGCGTTTTCTTGCTCGGACGCGTCACCGCCCGATTGTCTAATTTTTCTTATTTCTTCGGCTCTGACTTTTTGTTCTTCGAATAATTCAGATTCTTTCCGGCTGAGTTCATCGCGCCGGTCCGATTCTTCTTGCATCGCTGCCAGAATGCGCCGGGTCGATTGATCCCGCCGAAGCTGCGCCGCTAGTTCTTCGGCTTCGCGAACCTTGCCGACTTCCTGCAATGCTCTAATTTCGGCTTGTGTAGATTCATCGATTGCTTCAATTCGCTTAGCAAGAATTTCTTCATTCTGCTCCGCTATCAAGTTTCCAAGCGCAGCGGCAAGAATAACGCTGCTCGCTGCCGCTTGATCGATTTGCTGTGCCAGCACGGAAAATGTTTCGTTTAGCGCAGCGATTTCTTCGGGCGAAGCGTTGTTCGCTCGTAACTGTTGAGCGCTGGTAGCAAGATCATCGTAAGCTTTGACCAGTTGCGTAATAATGGCTTCGTTAGCCGCCAAGTCTTTCGAAATGTCGTTAAATGATTTTTCGAATTCGCCAGTGACAAGATCACTTGCTTTTTGCGACAAGCTTTGAATTGAACCAGCGTACTCGTCTGAAACTGATCTCGCCGCGCCGATTGCACCCGCCAGTAGCGCCGATGAAGTTGCGGCCCTGCGCGAAGATTCTTCTAACTGAATTTGTGCTTGCGTAATTCCGTTAATAGCATCCTTAGCCGCTTTGATTCTAGTAACCAAATTTGTTGCTTCGGTTTCTCCCAAAATTTCACCGAGCGAATCGGCTTCGGCTAAGCTTTGTCCGAATCCTTGAATGAGCCTTCCGCTTTCGGTGAAAGCGCCCAAGTAAGAATCGCTCAATTTTCCAGTTTCTTTCAATGCGCTAAGAACAACTTGTTCATATCGTTTGAGTTCCGCTGTTGCGTTTTCGAACGCCGAAGCTCCGGTGCCTTCAAGTTCGGATAGAGCAATTTCTAGATCGATGACGCGCTTTGTTGCTTCGGCGCTACCGGCTGCCGCTTCATTCTGTGCGTCTGCCAACGCTAGCAAAGTGTCCCGATACTTTTCAGCCGACGCGGCGGATTTTGCATTAGCGGCGGTTTCAAAATTGATGCCGGTAATATTGCGAATCGACGCGAGATTTCTTTCGCTGTTGAGTCTCCGCAAATCCTTAAGTTCTTCCCGATACGCTTTGCTATTGCCGGTAGCGGCATCGCTTATAAGCTGACCGGCTTTGTACGCAGCAACCGCGACGATTGCTACTGCGCTAAGCCCTGCCGCGAAGATTGCCGCGCCCTTCGCTGCACCCACAAGCGCGATGCCTGCGCCTTTCATCACAAGCGGTATTCGCGAGAGAACCGGCAACTTAATTGAGGTATTAAGAAACTGCCAAGCCCGCGCCAGAACGCCGGTAGATGCCGCCGCCGCGCTTACTGCAACCGTTGTTGCCGCTGTGTTAGTTGCGACTCGTCGCCCTGTTGCGACTGCTGCGGCTTGCGCTGCGACATTGCCCGCTAAGATTCGATTTTGATTTAAGACCGCGGCGGTTTGTGCATTAATTGAAACGGACGAGAAGTTGCGGGCCATATTGTTTGAATAGATATTGCCGGTTGAAACAAGTGTCGATGCGTTGTTTGCTGCAACCTGACTGGTATTCGCAACGGTTGAAGCGGTGTCCCTGTCTTTAGCAGCGGAAAGAATGTTAACTGCGACCGACGCGCCGCCGAGCAAGAAACTAAGCCCAGTTAATGCAAGTTTGAGAGCAAGCCCGGCAACGGAAAGCCCCGCGACGATAGCCGTAGATACTACGATTGAATCAATCAAAAGACGGTTGTTACGAACAAAAGCAATGATTGCATTTGTGGTCGCGACGATTGCTTCTCTGTTATCGTCGAAGAACGCAACAACTCTGTTTTGGACAAGATTTCGCAATTCTGATGTAAGCGATGCGAAGCTACCCGCCTGAATAGCAAGTGTTTGGTTAAGGGTGCCCGCTCCGGCGCTCTGCAACCCTTCAATATCGCCGCGCAATTGATCAAATCCGGCGGATGCAATAGCGGTAATTCCTTGCACGGCCTCAACATCTTCGAAAAGCTTCTTGAATGTCGCGATAGATCCATCGCTTGCTGCGACAACCGCTTCAAGCGTTCCGATATATCCTTTTGTTGCTACCGTTGCTTCAATAGTTGTTCCAAGCAACTTTTCGATTTCTTCTCGCCCTTGCTTGCCGGGCGCGACAAGTTTAACGATTGCGCCTCGCGCTTGTGTGATTGCCTGCGCTGCCTGTACGCCGTTTCGGGTAAGCAAAGCAATAATGCCTAACAATTCTTCAATCTCTAGCCCTGCCGCCGATGCAATCGGGCTCACTTGTCCGAGCTTTGTAGCAAGATCATCGAAAGTAAGAATGCCGCGATCGACCGTACCAATCAACTTGCCTGCGATATCCTCTGCTCGGCTTCCTTCGATTTTAAACGCATTGAGCGAACCGATTAGAACATCTGTTGCAAGCGCTGTATCGACCAAACCGGCCCTGCCTAGTTTTGTCGCTGCGACAAGCGCCAAAATAGCATCTTCACCGCGCTTGCCTGCTGATACAATTTGAAAGAGCGCGCCGCCTACTTCATCGGCTGCCTTACCATATTCGGAAGCGATTTCAATTGCTTTACCGCGAGTTGCTTGGAACTGCTCGCTAGTTTCTTTCGTGATCGCCCGAACATTCGTAATAGCTTTATCGAAGTCGCTTCCGATTTTAAGAATCGCAGCGCCAAGCCCTACGCCCGCAAGCAATCCAATTCCGCTCAACGATTGATTTAAAGATTTGACTTTATCGCGAGTGTTGTTGATTGTTGTATTGAGCTTGCCTTGAAATTTAGCGAATTCACGGACCGCTAGCGTTGAATCGGCCCGGAATCTAACAAAGATTTCGCCTGCATTAATTGCCATCGATTAGACTCCAAATTGCGCCGCGAAATTAGTTGCCCTCTGATGTTCCGAATTCGCTCGCGAGTGTTTTGTGCAAAGTATCAATCGGCATATTTCGAAGATCGATTGCGTTAGCGTTTCTCGGCTTGAAATCTATTCCGTCGTTTTCGATTTCCGATTCGCCTTTAGCGGATTTGATTTCGTCGCTTTCTTCAATTATGCAGTTCAAATACATTGTGATTTGTTGCATTGATAGATTAGAAATTTGCTCCGGTGTCCATCCGAATCTATCCGAAAAAGTAAAAAAGACTCTATCCCATCTAAGCGCCGCGCTGCCCCCATCGTTATCTTTTAAGAATTTACTTCGACGGGGGCGAATAGAGGGGAAATAAGATCCGTCACCAATTCGTTAACCAGCGGCGCAATGCTCATATCAAGCGTTCGCCCGACTTCATCTTCGGTTAAATGCTCTGCCTCTGGTCGATCCTGATTAACTAGGATCGTAACGATTCGGATCGTTTGATGAAAGTCGGTAGCCGCACCAGAAAGAGCCCTAAGATCGTTTCCATACATTGCAGTAAGCGCGGCGAGTCCTTTTAGATTAATCGGCTTAACCCGAATAACTTTATTTGGATCTTCATTATCAATCGCTGCCGAACCTAGCAAGATATCGCCAAGTGTGCATTCGTAAGCATCTTCGGACTTGCTTCTAGCATTCTGAATGTCGGCGATGCGGATTCGCTTTTCTCCGCTTGAAGTTGTATACGCTTTGCCCTTAATCGCTTTGCCGCCATTCTTTGGCGCTGGCGATCCGGCGGGTCTGTTATTGCTCATTTTTTGTTTCTTTCTCTTTGTTAAAAAAGAGCCGCCGCCGACTAGCGACGACGGCCCGCACCTTGCCCGATGCTAAACCAATTAAGCGCCGTGCAGTCGGATTCGTCCGTACTGCTGCCCTGGCGCTTGCGAGTTATCCACTTCGGCAACAAAGTTAGCCGGAAACTGAATGAATTCTTCCTCGTCGAATGCGAGGTTAACTTCACCGCCCGGAATGCCTCTAAACATTTCGAAAGTAAGCCACTTGTTATCCGAACGCTGATGCTCAAATTTGGTTCGGAATTGGTTTACAACTTTCGATCCGCCGAAGTTGATTTGATCGACCGTGCTAGACCCTTGAAAAAACCGCGAAAGATTAGAGATCGAAATCTCCGCCCACTGCGCAGTCATTTCCAAACGATCGGAAAAAACAAGTCGCTTCACAAGCAACCCGGCGCTTTGAAACTCGCGAAACTCGCGAGTGTAAGCAACTTCAACGCCTTTCAGATAGCCTACATCGCTGAATGTAAACGGGGATGATCCGGAAGCCGCGGCGATGCCGAGCCTACCGAGTCCGAGCAAAACTGCATCGGAATTCTTCGCGTTTGTAATTTGACTGTAACTCACTGGTCCTCCCGCTGGGAAATATGGTCCCGCGTCACTGTATGGCATTTGATGTTTCCTGTCTGTTTTAACCGTTAGACTACATCATGTCACAAAATTTATTACTGTCAACTTACCGAGTGTCCCGCCCGCGAGCGCTGAAAACTATAGTAGATTGAAAGTATCGATTTGCTGCTCCGAAAGACTCTGGCGCGATAATTGAAATGCGCTGAATGTCTTTAATGCTTAGGTTCATCGCGGCGGGTGCAACCGTCCATGATTTCAATTGTCCCGGCACGAAATAAAACATTATCGTTATAAGCCGAACAAGTGTTAGGTTGCTTTGCTCGCCCTCTGTAACCGATATGATTCGGAACTCTTGATTTTCGGTATGCTGCCGATCTGCTACGCCCTGCGATCCCATTGCAACGAATATACCCGCTTCGCTTGGAAGATCGTTTATGCTAGCGGAAATAACTTTGGGCAACCCCGGTAGCGATGACGCTTTCAGTTCGGCAATCACCCATTTTTTAAGCGCTTCCATCATTTGAAATTGTCCTTTACGGAAAGAACCGCTTGAACGATTCTGGCTTTATAAAACGGTGACACTGATAAAAAAGCCGGAATTAGAAACGGTGTCGGCGCGATGCCTTTTTCTTGAATTTTGCGAGCGATAGCAAACGCGGCACCCTCTATTTCGGTGCTGTTTGTGCCCGCAAGAAACTTTCCGGCACTGTCTCTTTTGTTGGAACTCTTAATGCCGAGCTTACGCCGATTTCTTCGCACCCAATCTCGTATAGGTTCGATCGGCGGAAACGCCGGGTCGGCGCTATTAGATCCGGTTCCTACGGGCGAACTTTTCGTGCCATGTCTACCGAATTCGATCCACGGTGCCCATAGAGTGCCAGCGAAAACAACGCCCTCTACTTGGCCCGCGATAGTTTCAACTTCCGAATCTACGCTGCTCCGAGTAAACCCGCGATCGACTTTGCCTAGATCAGTTAGATTTTGCTTGGCGGTTCGTTCGGTTTCTAAACAAATCGCTCTCATTTCGCGTTGGATTGCTTTTTGATATTTCGCAAGAATAATCGGTAAGTTCTTGCCCGGATTGCCAGTAACATTAGATGCCATCTGGATCGGTTCCAATCGTCTTTTTCGTTAACTCGTAAAGAACCCGATTAACCGATTTATCTGCGCTTCGCTTGATATCGAGTCCGACTACCAAATAAGTAACTTCATCTTTCGAAACGGTATCGCCAATTTTTCCGCCTTTCCATCTGCTACTAAAAACGGCGGAAACCGTTTTATCGAGTCCGCCGATAGACTGCGTAGAATCAGATCCTGAATGCTGAAAATGCCCGCGAACCGTGACAGGGTAGCCGCCATCGCTGGTATAAACGGGGTGTCCTAAATCGTCTGTTAAATTAGATGATTGGCTGCCCCATTCGACTAAATCACGATTAAGCAAACTCATAGAACATTGCCTCCGGAACGGGAAAGAGCGTGTCCGATTTTCCGCATGTAATCCCAATCCAGATCGGGAATGCTTCGCATCGTATCGAGATCGTTTCGCATTTCTGAAAACCAAACCCGGATAGCGGCATCGGCGTTCTTAACTTCCGCTGTCGGTCGCGCTACGGGCTTGCCTTGAATTTGCGGCGTGTTCTGATTTTGGCCTAATGGAGTTCTGAAATACGGAACGGACGATTCACCGTCGATGAATTTATATCCATCCATAAGCCGATCACAAACTAGACGATGACTCACCGCGATACAATGCCCGGATAGGTTGAGCATTCGAACGAATGAATCACCATCGCCGGGTTGCGTAGCCGCATCGCGCGGGTGCTGCCCGCCCGGACGGACTGCCAGTTCGGCGAGTTCGGACAAAGCATCGAAATCTATAGCTCTGTCGGCCCGTACGATTGGCTGTACGCTGCTTTGCTGGTTCGCGGCCTGTCCGATCAGCTGATTAGGCGTAATCGTCTCACGCGGGATGTTTCGGGGCTTGGGCGACTCGTCTACGGTTTCGGCCTTAACGGGTGCGGCTTTATTTGGCATTGCTCTTTTACTCATTGCAGGATCTCCGATTGATTTGGAAACTGATCTAGACTGCTAATCGCCGACAAGTTGATAATACTAATTTTCTCTTGTTCGGCGTGCGTTGCAAGTAAATCATAACCACTGCGCATCGTCAAGCCCTGTTGATAATTTGTTTTCTTTTCTTGCTCCCTAATTCCAAATCCGTGCGTTCGGGTTGGAATCGTAATCAGATCATGTCCGAGCAAGTAAATTTCAGAGCATCCGAGTTTCATAGCAAATTGACAAGCTGCTACGCCGGACGAATGCCCATGAAAATAATTGTCCGGGTGATACGGTCTTTGAATTGCGCCGCGTAATTCTTGTCGGGCATCCCAATTCATATCTATAGGAATCCGAAAATGCGGTATGTCTAGATCGAAGTAAGTAATGGGAATGCTGTTCGGGTAATTTTGCAAATACGATCTGATTTCGTGAAAATGATCCTCGTAAAACCGTATGTCTAAGATCACGAAATAATCGCAATTAATCGGTCCGCCATCGAGAACTCGCCAAACATCATTGGTGCCGATAGTAATTTTGTCTTTAGCAAAGTTGCGAACCGTGTCCGGGTTTGCAAGTCCGGAAGATGGACCCGATGCAATTGCAAACGCGCTTTTACTTTGCGCGGACCCGTGCAATTCTAATATGTTTTGACCGTTCATAAAAAACAGGCTGGGCTTGTGACCCAACCCATTCGGGGTGACAAATTATCTACCGAATTACGCGGCGGTAGAGTTCAACGCAACGCCGAGATTCGCATCCAGCGTCTTTACGCCGTAGAGAATATCGAGCGTGACTTGCGTAGACAGAAGCGTCGGGTTGTAAGACATCGTAATACGAACCGAAAGACCCGCATCGGGATCGGTCGCGTTAGTTTGAACTGCGCCGGGGCTCATGCCAGTAGCCGTAGCCATCGGACGCATGACCATTGCGAAACAATCCTTATGGAAAGCCAAGTTATGCCGGACCGCGGGCGACCCGGTAGTGATGATGTTAGAAGCGCGGTAAACATCGAAACCTTTGTATCGACCGACGATACCATTTCGAAGCGCTTCGGTGCTGCCGGACTCGTTAACCCGCGTGAGAAGATCAAGATTACCGAGCAAACCTTCATCGTCATCCGAAAGAATCATGCAGCGCCCAGTAACGGGCGCTTTCGCCGCGTTGAGTCGGGTACGCGCCGTGTTAGGCGCGTTACGCCAATCAGCCGCCGCATCGAGGTTAGCGCCGCCGATTACAGCGTTAACAGTAAGATCCGTGTAGAGCGACAAAAGCGCCGTATCAACATCGTTCGCCAGCGCGAGCATCGCGGGATCGAGAAACTCATCCACAAGATTCGTGAAAGATCGCCCGGCTTCCCGGTCGCTGATTCGGAAAGTCGAATCCTTATGCTGGTTGAGCGTCACTTGGATATTCGTAGACGAAACATCCTGTACGGTT